TATAATATAGGAAAAAAAGCTCAAATCAATATTTCAGGGGTGTCAGAGGCAGAATGTATACAGAACATCAAAAACAAACTGGAGAAATTAAATGAGTCGTTGGGAGAATGAAGATACATCAGATCTGAGCCTACCTGACCAGCCAGCAAGAACTGAAATGTTTTTAGGTATCGATGGTCATCATGTGGAGGAGGTCAAGGCATACGCAAAAATTGTCACAACTAATACTAATGATAAAGAGGAGCAAAGATTTTATATTAGATTTGGAAGAGGGGAATTGCTGGACGCCCATAGGGCTGACAAAAGAATTAATAATAAAATTTATGCATTTAGAAAAGTGTCGAAAGTCACATTTGACCACTACATGCAATATTTAACGAGGAAGAATTCATTGTACTTTACGAAGGCAAGACGATCTTTGATGGGAGAGTAATATGAAAAAGGGACCATTGTCGAACAAGGAAAAAGAATTCATCGATAACAATCACGCGATGGATATTAAGGATATTTCAGAGAAACTGGATAGGTCTGAAAAGGTATTAGCTCGGTATATGCAGATATCTGAGAGTCCTCGGCCAAATTTATTTGCAACTAAACCTGAGCGTGGTGTTGTAGTTATGACGGAAAACGCCTCTATGGCAGCCGATGAATCTAGGCCAAAAAGAACAGCCACAGCTAAAAGATATGAGGAAGGGGTTATTCACCAGATAAAGGATAAGTAATATGATTTGTACAGAAGTAGATCCATATTTTTATAGGCTGACCCATGAGCAATTAATGATTAGTTGGGTGATCACATTGACAGATGGTGTGAAGGTTTATGGAGACTATGATAGGCCCGATATACCAAATCCTTGGCTGAGATTAAGTCGTCATTGTGAAGTTAATAAAGTTTGGCCCACATGTGTTGAGCTTTACATGTTTGGTGCAGAGAAAAAGATTTTCTTTGAGGATAAAAATGGATTAGATGGCATAGCTGTGATGAGGGGTATTGCCAAGGACCAAGCTATGGATGGGTCTCATTCTCAATCCTTCCAAACATTAACAGTTTTACATCTGCGAGATGACTGCTCTATGGTAGATGTTGCCAAATACACTTGGCCCTACAATGAATTTGAGCAAAAAGAATCAGAAAGAATCTTGACTTCCGATAACCTTGGTAATATGATCTTCAAAGATGGCTCAGAAAAAAGACAACACGAAGAAGTTAAAAAGTATCTCGACGGGGGACTTGTGTAGTGCCGCTCAGTACGTGGCTGAGGTGGTATGCCTGAGAAAAGCCGAAAAGGATAACAAAGGGAGTTTGGAATATAAATTTTGGAATAAGTCTAAAGATAAGGAATATCAAACACAAGTACGTGCAGCACATAAGTTAGTCAAAAAATATGGTGAGGACGCTCTATTAAAATATGTCAATGGCCCTAGCGGTAGAAATGTTTATTCGCTAGGGTTTTTACATAAGTCGGGTAGATATGTTTTGATACTAAATTTCGTAAATAAAGGTGTTGCCAAGGTCTCAAAACTTTTGGAGAAAGAATCAAAAAAAGAAAAGAAGGTAATCGACTCCACTGTTGAGATCGAGCACAAGCCAAGAAAGTCATTCAGAAATCAGTCCACATTATTCTCTAAGATTAGAAATATAGAAGATGACAAAAGCAAAGAAGCCTGAATATATTGCAAAGATTATCAAAGACTACGGGAAGATAATTACTACTGGCACACGAGTACTTGAGAGCCAAAAGAACAAAAAGGTTATTTCTGTAAGTCCCGCTATTGACATTGCTCTTGGGGGTGGTATACTTGAGGGTAGTTGGCTCACGCTTACTGGTGATCCTAAAAGCGGCAAAACCACTACAGCCATGCAGATTGCTGCCAACTGCCAAAAAGAAGGCAGGCCAGTTATCTATTTAGATGTAGAGGGACGGTTGAAGGGGATGAACTTTGAGGTTGCTGATCTTGATCCAGCGAAGATGGAGATTATCCAACCAGAAAACGAGCCATTGCCCGCCGAAACATTCCTTGACGTAGCACACAAATTAATGAGCAATGTAGATTATGATGGGGCTGTTCTAATTATTGATTCCATTTCATCATTGTTGCCCGCTAAAGAGTTGGATGGAGATTTCACGCCGGGGCGTGCAGGTCTTCCTAAAATCCTCTCAATCTTTACCAAAAAAATGGGACAGCTATTGCCCAGACAAAATGGCTTAGTGATTGCTATCACTCACTACATTGCCAATACTGGTGGCTTTGGTGCTTCTAAGATGGCTGATGGCGGAAACAAAATCCAGTACCAAGCGGATACAAGAATGGAGATTCGCGGCGGGGGTGAAAAAAGTCCTGCAATTTCTCCGTGGGAAGACAACAATAAGAAGAGAATTGGACAAGCGGTCAACTGGAGAATTATTTGTTCATCGATGGGTGCTCCCGGTGGTCAGGTACAAAGTTGGATTCGATACGGCCACGGCATTGACAAAACTCAAGAAGTCCTTATACTGGCACAGGAGTTAGGGATGATTAATAAAGCTGGTGCTTGGTGTAGTTGCCCCTTTATGTTAGAGTATAAAGATGTGGCAAAAGAGATCAAGCCAGACTTAGATATTGACGATGACGATGCTGTGATGAAAGCTTTCAAGTTTCAGGGACAAGACAAACTGTACAATTTCTTGAATAGCAATCCCAAGTTAGTGTCTATACTTGAGCAAAATATAAAGGATATGCTATGAATATTAAAGGTCTTGATGGTAGAGAGTACTCTTGGAATCCATCTATCCATCAGGCAGAGACAGAAGTGAGATCTTCCCTGCATACAAAAGCTAAGGAATTGCTTCAGGTTTTATTCCCCTACGATAGAATACTGGAAGAAGTTTCTTTGCCGGGAAGTAAGACGGCAATGAGAAAAAGTACACTTAGGGCTGACTTGTTTGTACCCAATAGGGATTTAATCGTAGAGGTTCATGGCGAGCAGCACTATAGATTTAATTCATTCTTCCATAAAAATAAAATGGCATTTTATAAAGCCAAGGCTAGAGATTCAGAAAAAAAAGAATGGTGTGAGCTAAATAACATTAGATTAGTGGAACTTAGTTATAATGAGGATATAGATGAGTGGCGAAGAAAAATTGAATAAATTCTTGGAAGCTATGGACTCGTGGTTATCCTGTAAAAGTCTGCCATCAATCGACGACAATCCACAGGTAAAAACGATCCTCAATATGAAGTCAGAAGAAATTCGGGGATTATCTAGTGAAGAATGTGCTTCCTATGCATATGAACTATATGCATACTCAGAATATGTTGAGGGTGTTAGAACCAAAGAAAAAATCGTTTTAGACTGGGCAGAGGCTAGTATTTGGTATATAATATCTACAGTGATTCAAAATTATGGTGGCAAGTTTGCAAAATGGCAAGAGAAGTACTACTCTGCTATTAAAGAGAATCCCACGGCTAGTGACATCTTGAAAATTAAAAATCATGCAGAAGCTAGGGTTACAGCACTTGATGGAAAATCTGAAAGAATACAAAAGATGGCAGATATTTTAACAAATCTTTCTAGGAGAAGATGACTATGGTTATAGACAGGCCGGAAGATTATTTATTTAAAATGAAAGATAAAACAGACGAGCCCACTACAGGGTCACCCGTCAACGATCAAAAAAACAGAGTAAATCTATTTGAAGATGATGGCACTATCGCCTCGGATATATCGACTCCAGACTTTACTCCATCAAGTAGAAGCAGAACTGCATACAAACCAGTGGATCAATTCTGTGAAAGATGCAACAAGTCTTTTGCTGTGAATCCCAAACATGTTCGTGAATTTTTTGTCTGTGACAGATGCCTAAGCAAATAAAACAACCATCCCTCCAAGATCCTGCATCCGAACGAGCTGTACTGGCCGCACTGTGTCAGTATGGTTTGGATTGCTATTTGGATATTGATTTTATTACGGGAGATCATTTCAATGATGAAATGAATCAGATCCTGTTTGATTGTATTCATAAGTCGCTCACTAATAACTCTAAGGTGGAGCTGACTTCCATCCTTTCTGCGGCGAACGATCTGGGTGTAGAAGAGCATATAAGTAGTAAGGAAGAGATTGCCTTTATTAGGTCGCTCTTTAATTTTCCCATCCATAAAGATAATGCTGGTATCTATGCGGCCAAGATCGCAAAACTCAAATTAGCAAGAGATCTAAAGAAAACACTTAAGGCTTGCGAGAAGGATTTAAATTCAGTAACAGGTGAAGAGGATATCATTGATTTGATATCTAAAGTTGAAGAACCAATTCTCGATGCCACATCAGACATCTACCAAAACTCAAATAAGAATACAGAGATTATTGGGGACAACATTGAGGACTACATTACCTACTTGGCCGAGAATCAATGTGATATTGCTGGTATCCCTACAGGATTTACTGCGTATGATTTAGCTATTGGTGGTGGTCTTAGAAGAAAGTCTGTGGACTTAATTGCTGCCCGGCCTAAAGTTGGTAAGTCAATGTTTGGAGACGCTGTAGCAATCAATGTGGCTAAGAATTCTAATATTCCAGTTTTGATGCTTGACACAGAGATGTCTAAAGAAGATCATCTAAATAGAATGTTGGCTAATCTTAGTGGTGTTGATATCAATAAAATTTCTACTGGTCAGTTCAGTGACAATGAAATATATAAGGAAAAAGTCAGGGCTGCTGGGGAAGAACTCAAGAGCATCCCTTATCACTATCTCAGTATTGCGGGACAGTCATTTGACAACATCTTGGCGATCATGCGAAAGTGGATCTACCAACATGTGGGATTTGATGAGAATGGAAAGACTAAGGATTGCCTCATTGTCTATGACTATCTAAAACTCATGGGGTCGGAGGGTATTAGCAATGCTATGCAGGAATATCAGGTTCTTGGATTCCAAATCACTAAGCTACATAACTTCTGTGTGAAATATGATGTGCCATGTCTAAGCTTTGTACAGCTAAACAGAGATGGTATTACCAGAGAATCTACAGATGTTGTGTCTGGTTCAGATAGATTGATTTGGCTATGTACAAGTTTCTCGATATTCAAAATGAAATCGGAGGAAGAGGTCGCTGACGACGGTGCTGAGAACGGAAATAGAAAGTTAGTACCAGTGGTTGCTAGGCATGGACAGATGCTAGACACTGGTGATTACATTAGTATGAATATGTACGGGTCGATTGGCAAACTAGTAGAGGGTAGAACAAGAAATGAAATTCATACCAGCAACAGAAACCGAGATGAAGGATTTGAAATAGATGACGAAATTTCATCAGACGACCTTGAGTGAAATAAGCGATGCAATGTTCCTACAGCTGCCACGACTATTCCAGACTTTGGATTTGGATTTCTTTGAGAGTCATCATTCATATCATCTAGCATGCCCTATCCACGGTGGTGATAACCCACAGGGTTGTGTTGTCTTCAAAGAGTCCAATCTTGGTGCTGGTGGCTGGCAGTGCTTCACTCATAGTTGCCAAGATCAATTCCAGAGAAGTTTCTTTGGTTTTATCAGAGGGGTGCTATCGGCTCGTACTGATAAAGAATTCGCTTCTATGGACGATACAATGCAATTCTGCTTAGACTTCCTTAAATGTGAAATTCAGGATTTGGAAAATCCCAAAGCTTTGAGAAGGGAAAACTATAATAGCTTGGAGGTTTTTAACAGACAGCTGGTTAGGAGGTCATCAGACCTATCAAGGGAAGAAATTCGCAAAAGGTTGGCAATTCCATCAGAATATTTTATGAACAGGGGTTTTTCCTCAAATGTGTTAAACGAATTCGATGTTGGGCTTACTTATGTAAATTCTGGTATAATGAGAAAAAGAGTTGTGGTTCCAGTATACGATGAAGACTATAATTATGTAAGTTGTGCTGGAAGGCTGACTCATGACAATACCACTCCGCAAAACCCTAAATGGATCTACAACAAGGGTTTCCAAAAATCAATTTATTTGTATGGACTTAATATTGCAAAAGAACACATCAAACAAACAACGTCTGTGATTTTAGTGGAGGGTCAAGGTGACGTTTGGAGAATGCACGAAGCTGGTTACAAAAATTGTGTAGGGCTTTTTGGTGCTGATCTTAGTGATGATCAACTACTATTACTGGAGCAAACTGGGGCCTTGAACTTAATTATTCTGACAGACATGGATGACGCTGGGAAAAAAGCCGCCAACAAAATAATTAAAAAATGCGGAAGAAGATTTAACTATCTTAGACCAGAGATCCCCAAGAAGGATGTGGGAGATATGACGATAGATCAAATTCATGAAAACCTTACACCACAAATAGAAAGTTTTGTATAATGGAACCAAGAATTTTAGCATTCGCTGGACATAAGCAAGCAGGTAAGAGCACTTGTTGTAATTTTCTACATGGGTATCAACTAAGGGCCAACGGTATCATTAATAGCTTCGATATCCTAACGGATGGTAGTTTGGTTATCGACACTGTAATGATCGACTCAGATGGTAATCAAAAGACTGGCAAGGGTGCTCTTGATACCAAAAGAACGGACATAGATTTTGCTGAGTGGGCAGCTTACAGCATGTGGCCGTATGTTAAGCAGTACTCTTTTGCATTCACCTTAAAGGAAATTGCGACTGGTCTGTTTGGGCTTAAGGAAGAAAATATTAACGGGACAAACATCCAGAAAAATCAAAATACCCATTTTAATTGGGGCGATATGCCGGGTGTAATTACAAGTGCCGCACTAGCTAAGAAAAAAGATATCAAGAAATTAATTGATAATGGTACTCTTATATATCATAAGCCGGGCAAGGTGACCCATAGAGAATTTCTGCAGTATTTCGGTACGGAAATTTGCCGCAATATTTATGAAGATATTTGGAGATCTAAACTGATTGAAGATGTGACAAGGGAATCACCATTATTGGCACTCATTGATGACTGTAGATTTCCAGATGAGGTTGAAACCATTCAAAATTCTGGTGGCAAGGTTATTCATTTGACAAGAAGTAATTTTACAGATAGTCATATTAGTGAATCTTCATTAGATGGCTTTAATGAGTTTGATGCTGTTATAGATAACAAGAATCTATCTATTCATGAAACTAATATCAAGATTATTGAGCTTCTTGATGGATGGGGGTGGCTGGGCAAGGATGTAAAACCCGAGCCATTGACACCACGAAATCCAGATGATCCAGCTGAGCCAACGTTGGTGGGTGGCATTCACACAATAAAGGAATAAAATATGATTGTAACTTATATTCGAAGTTCTTCATATAATAATTATGAATATTGTCAGTTGCAATATTTTATCACTTATGTGCTGGGCCACAGATCTATATCCGGCAAGAAGGCACAACTTGGAACTATCGTACATAAGGTTATGGAATGTTTAGCGGTCTGTAAGAAAAGATTACAGGGGCGGCAAACAAAAACCATGAAGGTTAATGATGATGCGATTGGGGAAATAAAGTTTACCCCCAAACAGCTATATACTAAAACTTTCGTAGCTAAGCTACTGAAACGTAGCTACGAACACTACACTGAAAGCTGTGTCCATAATTACACTAATGCCGATTATAGATTTTGCGAAAAACAAGTTGAGCAAGGACTTGCCTATAACGATGGTCAGTTCGATCCGAGAGAAAGAAAAATTGTTGAGGCGGAGCCACAGTTTGATATTCCTATAGAAGAGGACTGGGCTAAGTTTGAGTACAAGATGCCAAATGGCGAATCTATTACTGGGCAATTGGCGATCAAAGGAACAATAGATTTAGTCACAGAGGTGGACGATGGTGTTATTGAAGTAATTGACTGGAAAACTGGTAGGCGGTTAAACTGGGCAACAGGAGAAGAGAAAACTTACGAAAAACTGCTTGAAGATCCCCAGTTATTGTTGTACAATTACGCCATATCTAAGTTGTTTCCTGAGTATGAACAGGCTATCATGTCTATCTTCTATATACGTGATGGTGGTCCGTTCAGTATGTGCTTTGACGAGAGTGATCAGAAAAAATTCCTAGAAATGCTGGGGAAAAGATTTAAACAAATTCAAAGAAACGATTATCCACAACCAGTATCACGCACAAGGAAACACTTCAAGTGTACAAAGCTATGTCATTTTTACAAGAATAAATGGCCCGGCACTAATCAAACTATGTGTCATTATGTAGAGGATCACTTAAAGGCTCTTGGCGAACAGGAAACAATGGAAAAATGTACGGCTGAAGGACATGAGATTGGTTTTTATGAGGCACCCGGATGATTAAAAGAACATCAAAAAAATATATGAAAGAGCTTCTGAAAAACAATCCAGATTGGAGTGTCTTAGACATTGGGTGTGGAAGATATCCTTGGGAGGAAGCCCAGACATTATGTGATATAGTAGATCACAGAGAGCTTCACTGTAAGAAAAGATTTGTTCAGTGTGAAGCCTCCGTCACCCCTTTTATGGATGGGGAATTTGATTTTGTTGTTGCTAGTCATATAACAGAGCACGTTGCCAGTGTAGATAAGTTTTTAAAGGAAATAACCAGAATTGGTAAAAGAGGATATATTGAAGTTCCAACACCTCTATTTGATAATCTAACACATGGCAATAGAACGGAACATCTATGGTGGCTTTATTTTGATGATGTCAATAATGAATTGAACTATAATCCTAAAATTGTTACAATGAATGAACAAATTTTGCCAACTCAATTAACTGCGATGGAAATGTTTTTCAGAAACAGTATGGTGTTAGAGCTATATTGGGAAGACAATATACAATATAAAAAACTAAACCCTCATCTTGAGTGGGAACAAAAAGTAAATATATGGCCAGAGAAAGACATTGCTAATAAAACCATCACACCCACTGATGTACTACCAGAGCAAGACACCTTTGATCCAATTGGATTTATTGGGTTCGATGTACATGAAGCATTTGGTTAGTTTTTTTATGAGGTTTAAAGATGGTAGATAAAAGATTTGACAATAGATCTAAAGATGATTTTAAGAAACATATCAAATTTACTACTCAAGTTGAAAAGTATTTTTTCAATAGATGGTTAGAAGTTTGTAAGAACAAT